GGTGTACGGGTTCCAAGACTTCTCGAGGGGGGCTTCGTGCAGCCTGTTTGCCCTGTCTGCAGCGGCCCTGTGCCGCCCCGCGCTACACAGCCAGGCAGGCCCCGGAAGTACTGCTCAAGCAAGTGCGGCAAGCGCGCGGCTCGTGATAGTGCGACACGGATCTGCGACAGGCCGGATTGCGCAAAGCCGGTCCGCGCTAAGGGTCTGTGTGGGTATCACTACAGGGTTGAGTTCTACCCGGACGCTCGCGAGCGGTGGCCGGAGAATCCAGAGAAGCGGCGAGCGAATCTGCGACGGAAGACGCAGCTTCGTCGCGCTCGGCTCCGTGATCCAGAGGCGGTGCCGATCAATAGGGATGACATCGGCGAACGCGATGGTTGGCGATGCGGCCTGTGCTGTAAGAAGGTTGACCCCAGGCTGGCTTGGCCGCATCCAATGGGGCCTTCACTTGACCACATTGAGCCGCTATCGCTCGGTGGCAAGCATGTTCCGGAGAACGTGCAGATCACTCACCTTGCCTGCAACATGGCGAAGGGAAACCGGGGCGGTGGCGAACAGCTACTGCTGATCGGTTAGGAGGTGGAGCGCAATGCCTGGACCTGCACCAAAGTCCACTGATGCAACGCGGCGCCGCAATGCGCCGATGGCCAACACGGTTCACCTGCCGCCCGAGGGCCGCGCGGGCGAAGCCCCCGAGTGGCCCCTACCTGGTGAAGCGCCGGATACATGGGGTGAACTGTGGAGCACGCCGCAGGCTGCGGCGTGGGAGCGGATGGGCTGGACTCGTGTTGTCGCCCGATACGTTCACATCCTGTCGCTGTGTGAAGACCCTGAGTCCATGACCGCCGCGCTACTTGGTGAGGCTCGTCAAATGGAGGACCGCCTCGGACTAACGCCGATGTCCATGTTGCGGTTGCGGTGGGAAATTGCCCCCGACGAGGTGGCCGAGAAGCGCACCGAGAAGACGACCGCAAAGACGAAGGCCCGACGCCGGTTGAAGGTGGCTGACGATGCCGTGGCGGGGGGCTGAATATCCCGGCGAGTTCCCAACTCTCGGGTGGGATGTCGGCGAATGGATCGAGGAGCACTGCGTCATCCCCGACCGTGAGCATGGTGGCCAGCCGTACAAACTCACGGATGAGATGTGGACGTTCCTCGCTCACCACTACCGACTGAAACTCGACGCCCGTGTGGGCCAGCTCGCCACCGCGTTCACCTATCGCCGCTCGATCCTGGTACGCCCGCAGAAGTGGGGCAAGGGTCCACTTACTGCGGCGATCATCTGTGCTGAGTCGCTCGGCCCTGTGGTCTTTGATGGATGGGACGCGGGTGGCGAGCCCGTTGGTCGAATGCTCGATACCCCACGTATCCAGATCGCGGCAACGACCGACGATCAGACCGACAACGTGTACGGCCACCTATTGCCGATGATCCAGCGCGGCCCCCTGAATGAGCTGATCCCCGACGCAGGTGTGACTCGGATCAACCTGCCTTACGGCGGGTGGATCGAGCCGGTGACATCCAAGGCCACGTCTCGCCTCGGTCAGCCGATCACCTGTGCAATTCAGGACGAGACCGGGCTTTGGCTCAAGACCAACGGTGGGCACCACTTGGCGCGCACACAGCGTCGTGGCCTCGCCGGCATGTCGGGCCGATCCATCGAGACGACGAACGCCTGGAACCCCGCCGAACTGTCGGTTGCGCAAATGGGCTTCGAGTCCAAAGTCAAGGATATCTACCGCGACTACCGGCAGCCGCCGGCGCACCTGTCCTACAGGAACAAGGCCGAGCGTCGCAAGATCCACAGGCACGTCTACGGCGACTCTTGGTGGGTCGACCTGGATGCGATCGAGGCCGAAGCGGCCGAGATCCTTGAGACGGACCCTGCGGACGCCGAGCGGTTCTTTGGTAACCGTGTCGTGGCTGGTTCTGACGCCTGGTTGCCGGCTGGCCTCTGGGAGGGTTGTTATGCCGAAACCCTGGTTGCCCAACCCGCCTGACGGTACCGCGATCTGTCTCGGCTTCGACGGTTCGGATGTCGACGACTGGACCGCAATTCGCGCGGAGACTATCGATGGCTTCCAGTTCACGCCGCGCGTCATCGGCGGCAGGGCTTCGATTTGGAACCCCGCAGAGCACCACGACCACCGCGTGCCTCGCACGGAGGTTCACGCGGCGCTCGAGGAAATTTTCGCCCGCTTCGACGTGTCGCGCCTCTACTACGACCCGCCTGGCTGGCAGTCGGAGGGTGAGGCGTGGGCGCTCAAGTTCGGCGAGGAGCGCGTCGTTGAGTGGCCGACGTACTCCACGAAACGGATGCACGCCGCGCTAGAGCGGTTTGTGATCGACCTCCGCACGGGCGCCATCACCCACGATGGATGCCCTGACACGGAGCGCCATATTGCGTCCGCGGTGAAGGTGGGCCGCGGTCGTGACCAATACGGACTAGCCAAAGCATCCCGACTACAGAAGATCGACGCCGGAGTGACCACCGTTCTTGCACACGAAGCCGCTTGCGACGCCCGAGCCGCGGGTTGGGGCACTCCGCAGACCGCAGGCATCTCGACCACCATGTATGGCTTCAACTGACGCTAGGAGGTGTCGTGGACGAGACGACTGCCCGCGATTACCTCGCTAGGGGCCTGTACGAGATCAGCAAGAAGGCTGTGGACTGGAAGCGTCGAGAGGACTACTACCGGGGCGACCAAGACCTGCCCTTTGCGCCGGAAGGCGTGAACCAGGAGTACCTGTCGCTGCGCGAGCAGTCGGTCGCCAACTGGCTTGGCCTCGCGATGGATGCCCCGATCCAGCGTTGCCGCGCTGACGGGTTCCGCACTGGCCGGGACTCCGACGCGGACTTGACGACGTGGAACGAGGTTTGGCAGCCGAACAAGCTCGACTCACGGCAGCGGATCGTCTACTCGCAAATGGTCATTCACGGGCGCGGCATCATGTCGGTTTGGCCGAACAAGCGGAATCGCAAGTCGCCGAAAATCTCTGTCGAGAACGGCAAGCGCGTTCACCTAGAGATGGACCCGGAGGACCCGTTCACTGTGAAGTGGACGGTCAAGACGTTCCAACTCTCTGCGCCCCCCCCGTCCGGCCTTTGGGTTCCCCCCGCGGCCGACATGCGCCGGCCAGTTGATGTCGCCGTGGTCTATGACGACGAGAACTGGATGCGCTTTGAGAAGGTCGGGGGTGTCGCTGGGACGGAGTTCATCCCCGGCAACTGGGAATACAAGGATGGCGGCAAGAACCCGCTTGGCGAGTCGCCCTTCGTGGCGTTCGACAACCGCGTCGACGCCGACGGCAATCCGTACTCAGCGCTTGAGCCGCTCATGCCGGCGCAGGACGCGATCAACACGATCCGGTTCAACACGCTGCTTGCGATGCAGTTCTCAGCATTCCGCCAGCGCGTGTTCACCGGCTACGACCCCGTGCAGCGGGACACGCAGGGCAACCCTGTTTGGCAGAAGAACGCGGACGGTACTGACAAGCTCGACAGTAACGGCCAGAAGATGCCGGTTCTCAACTCCACAGGCCGCGTAGGCGTGGATCGGGCGCTCGTGTTCCCCGGCAAGGACACCAAGGTCTTTGACCTTCCCGAGTCCAATCTGAGCAACTACATCAACGTGCTCGGCGAATTCCTAACGCAGTTGTTCGCAGTGGGCCAGATCCCGCCGCAGTACCTCCTTTCCCGCATGGCGAACCTGTCGGGCGACGCGCTCGCGGGCGCAGAGTCAACACTGGCCTCGCTTGTGTCGGAGTTGCAGCAGTGGATGGGTGAATCGCTTGAGCAGGTCATGCGCCTCGCCAACGTTGCCCGCGGCGAGGATGCTCCCGACCTTGCGTCCGAGGTCATCTGGGCCGACGCCGAGGCGCGGTCGTTTGCGCAGACCATCGACGCGATCACCAAGCTGATCTCGGTCACGTTCCCGCGCGAGGCAGCGTTTGAACTCATCCCGGGCGCGACGCCGCAGAAGGTGCAGCGGTGGATGGACATGAGCGCCGACGAGGAAGCCTTGCTTGCCGCGCGCTCAGTGAAGGCCATCGTGGACGCCGAGGACGCCAACCGTGTTGACAACGGCTCGTGAGGAGTACCGCAAGCAGCAGCGGATCACGGCGCTAGGGGTCATACAGGCACGCAGGGTCGCCTCTCGCGGCCCAAGGGCAGTGGCTCAGGTGGTTGCCGTCTATCAACTCGCTTCGGTCGGCCTTGCGCTCGATTCCGGCGCTCGGGAACTTGACGAGCAGGGCATCGACGCGCCGCCCGAGGGTCGCGTAAACCAGGCTGCGCTTCTCACGGGTGCTGCTGCTGCAGAGATGGCCGAGAAGGCGACCACCGGTTACGCACTCGACCGCCTGGTGCGGACGCTCATCACCGACGCGAACCGAACCGCCAAGACGGTCGACATGGGGCGCCGTCCGGCGCTAACCGGCCACGTTCGACACCTCAACGCGCCGAGTTGTCCGCGCTGTGCGGTGCTCGCGGGCCGCGTCTACCGCTGGTCGACCGGCTTCCAGCGGCATCCCGGCTGCGACTGCCTCATGGTTCCGACCACTCTTGCCGCAGGTGCCGAGCACATCACCAACCCGAACACAGCGTTCGAGCGCGGCGAGATTCACGGACTATCCAAGGCTGACGCGGACCTAATTCGCGAAGGTGCGGACATCTCCCAGGTCGTGAACGTCCGACGCAAGGGCGCCGGACTCATTGAGGGCTCGAGCGTCATTGAGCGCGCTGGCCGCCTCACTCCCGCAGGCATCTACCGCATTGCCAGTGACCGAGCCGAAGTGCTGACACTGATGCGTCGCTTCGGTTATCTCACCTAAATCTCCCGCCGTGTTCTGCGGTGGTGTGCGTGACGACTGCGCTCTCAGTCGGCCATGAGGAGTAACCATGCGGAATGCATCACTGAGGCCACGCATCCTCGGTTATCGAAGGAATGGCGCACCGATCTGGTCGATCGCAGGGGCGTCGCCCGACGATCCCAGCAACGACCCCGCGCCATCAAGCGACCCGACCCCAGACCCGACTCCTATTGATTTGCCAGTTGACGCCGGCAAGACGTTCACTCAGGCCGACGTGGATCGGATCATCCAGGGCCGGCTGTCGAAGTACGCCGACTACGACCAGATCAAGCAACAGGTCGCTGAACTACAACCTCTGCAGGAGCAGTTCAGCGCGATCGCCAAGGTCTTCGGTGTCGGCAACGATGACTCCCCGCCCGACCCGGCGAAGCTGACCGAGCAGTTGACCGCCGAACAGGCTCGTGCTCGCGAGGCCGCCGTGCAGCTCGCTGTCTACCGCAATGCTGGCGCGAATGGGGCGAACCCCGACGCACTGCTTGACTCCGCGTCATTCCTCCGCTCGGTAGCTGAGGTGGACCCGAATGACACCGCCGCAGTCGCTACAGCAATCAAGGTGGCGGTCGAGGCGAACCCGGTACTCAAGGCAGCCGACGACACCCCGACTCCCGGACAGGCCGGAATTGGCGTGACCGGAGGCGGGCGAGGTTCGAGTGACCCTCGCACCGCCGACCTCGCACAAATCGAAGCAGACCTCGCGGCCGCCAAGCGTCGCTAGGCACACCCCGACAGCGCGTCGCTGAGGGGTCAACCAGAAAGGAACCATCACCATGGCGATGACCCTCGCCGACGCGCAGACCGTCTCTCCGGACCCCCGCGTCCCGGGCGTTCTGCGCGTCCTGCAGACCAGCAACGTGCTGAACCGGACCCCGTTTGAGGACGTGGCCGGCGGCGCTTTCACCTACAACCAGGAGGCGACCCTCCCGGCTTCCGCGTTCCGTGCCGTCAACGCTGGCTACACCGAGTCGACCGGCACGCACACCACCGCAACCGAGTCGCTTGTAATCCTCGGTGGCGAGTACGTGGTCGACCGCTTCCTTGAGCGCACGCGCTCTGGTGGCATCGGCTCGCTCGTGGCCGAGCAGCGCGACATGAAGGCCCGCTCGGTGGCTGCCAAGTACGGCGACGCGTTCTTCAACGGCGACACCGCCGTGGACGCCAACTCGTTCAACGGCCTCAAGAAGCGCCTCACTGGCGCGCAGGTGCTCTCCTCGGGCGCTAATGGCGCGGCGATCAACACCGATGACGCAACCCGCACGGCGTTCTTCAACCGGCTCGACGAGCTGCTGGCCATCGTGCCGGGCGTAAGCGCGATCTACACGAACCGACAGGTTATCGCGCAGATCCGCATCGCGTTCCGCAACGCCACGATTCAGAACATGACGATCGACGACCTGACCGGCCGTCCCGTCGAGGTGCCGACCTGGCAGGGCGTTCCGATTCTGGATGCCGGCAACAAGGCCGACCAGACGCAGATCCTCCCGCAGACGGAGACTGCTGGAACGTCGACCAACACGTCGAGCATCTACGCCGTCCGCTACACCGACAACCTCGGTGAGCAGGGCGTGGTCGGCCTGACCAACGGCGGGCTGCAGGTTGACCCGCCGCGCGAGCTTGAGACGAAGCCGGCCTACATGGGTCGGATCGAGTTCTACACGGGCCTGGCGTTGCTGGGCCCGAACCCCGCTGCGCGTCTGACCGGTGTCATCGCCGCCTGACGCATCACCTGAAAGGAACCCCCAATGCCCGCTGCAACCAAGTCCAAGGTCGACGCCGACGCGATCCGTCACGAGGAGTTTTGTCTCCCGCGACCGGGAGCGGGGGAGCCGCGGGTGGAGGGGTTCATCGCATACGAGGACGACGCGCAGACCGGCCGTACCCGGCCGGCTGCCGTCGTTACTCGCTGCCTCGAGTGTGGGGCGGCTTCATACAAGCGCCAGACCGACTGAGGAGAAGAACTGTCATGGCAGAAGCGAAGAAGAACGACGAGACCCTAAAGCACAGCGAGGGTGGTGCAACCACGCGCGACGACGCCCTCGATTCCGGCGTCCCCATGCTCGCGGGTGACCCGTCCGAGCCCGTCGGGCCGGAAGACGCGCTCGGCTCCGGCAAGAAGCGCGGCGACTACTCGAAGGTGATTGGCGGACGGGAGTTCTACGCCTCTGTGCCGAACCCCAACCACGACGCCACTGACCCGAACTCTCCCGCCTACGTGCTGGTTCACCAGAACCCGCTCGTTGAGCAGCGCGGGGATGACAAGGGCGTCAAGGGTGGCACCAAGCCGCTCGCTGACGAAGTGAAGTAACCCCACCTAGGTAGGAGGCCAGCATGGCGATCATCACAACGGCCGACCTGGCCTCCTACCTGCGCGACATATCGGTTGCCGCAGATGAGTCCGCGGCACTCTATGTCGACATGGCGAACGGCCTTGTCGAAGATGTCACCGGAATGCTTGATCCCATTCCGACACGGGTCAAGGCAATCACGCTCGAAGTTGCTGCCAGGGCGTGGCGCAACCCGAATGGTTACTCGTCGGAGACCGTCGACGACTACACGTACCGCCGTGATGCGGACACCCGTGCGGCTGGCGTGTACCTCACCGAATCGGAGCGCATGGAACTGCAGGGCGTGGGTGTCCCGTTGGCCGGCTTCTACTCTGTGGACCTCGGGACTCCGGCGCCGTGAACGTCACTGCCGCACTGCTGTCCGGCCGACGCAGCGCTGAGTCGCTGATGACCGACACCGTGGCAATCACCTACCCCACGGGCGACACAACGATCGACGAGACCACGGGCAGCGAGACCCCCGTCTACGCCACCCGCTTCACCTCCAAATGCAAGATCCAGACCCGCACCCTCCAGGCACGTCAGGAGGAAGTCGGGGGCCGGACAGCGACGACGGTCACGGTCGAGCTGCACCTGCCCGTCTCGGCGGGCGCTGTCGAGGTCGGCGACGTTGCAGAGATCACCGCTGTTGGCGCCCTGTCCGATGTGCAACTGCTCGGGCGCAAGTTCCGGGTAATCGCTCCGGTCGCGAAGTCGTTTGCGACCGCACGTCGGCTCGATGTCGAGGAGATCGTCTCGTGAACCTTGATGACCGCGAACTCCGCGCACTCGCCGCTGACCTCTCCGCCGTCTCTGGTCGCACACTTGGAACGGTTCGCGCTGCCTACACCGAAGGCGCCGAACGCATCACTGCCGAGTGGCGCGCGAACGCCAAAGAGACCTCCGGTGTCCACGGCAAGCACTACCCCGCATCGATCACCTGGCAGGAACGATTCTCCACGAATCTCGAGTTCGAGATCGGCCCTGAGAATGGAATGCCGCAGGGCCGCATGGGTCCGGGCTTCGAGTATGGCTCTGTCAACCAAGATCCGCACCTCGACGGTAACCGCGCAGCCGACAAGCTCGAGCCGGTGATCGCGCGCATGATCGGCATCGCCGCTGAGGGCATGTTCTGATGCGCCCCACACTGGCCGCCTTCCGTGCCGCACTCACCGCGCAGGGCGTGACCGTCTACGCCGCAGGGAAGGTTCCCGCCTCTCCGTCATACCCGTACCTCGTCACGTTCGCCTCGACGCCAACCCCGGCCGACTACAGCCATGCCGCGACGTCGGCCGCGAAGCAGTGGCGGATCGCGACGATGTATGTCGCCACCTCGGAGGACTCCGGGCTATGGCTCGCCGAGAAGGCCGAGGCTGCGCTGCTCGACCAGCGGCTCACGATCGCAGGCCTGTCCTGCTCGCGGATCAAGCGGCAGCCCGGTCCCCCGTTCCGTCGCGACCCTGACGCCGAGGGTGTCGTCGTCGCCACCGATGTGTGGTCGTTCGTCACCACGGCCGCCTGATCTACCCACACCGCACACATCAAGGAGTTCGCCATGTCCCTCGTTCGCGTCTACGACAACGAGCGCAAGGTCGAGTACACGATCGGATCGCGCGCCGCAGAGGCCAGTGACCACCTCAAGGTGCTCGATAACGAGCCCGCCGAGCGGGACGGCCGCGCGCTGCCCGCCTCGGAACCCAAGACGTCCGCCAAGAAGGCGGCATCCGGCTCATAGCACGCCGGCACACAACACACACAAGGAGTAAGTCATGCCTGTTGTGACACCTGACGGCGTGCAGGCCGAAGGAAATGTCAAGGTCTGGTTCGTCCCCGGAGGTGTAGCCAACCCGGCCTCGCCGAAGCTCACCGAACTCAATGCCACCACTACCGTCGACCTGTCTGGCTACATCAAGGGCGGCACGTTCACGCCGACCGCTGAGCAGGCGACCGGCGACGACCGCCGCCTCGCATCCCGTGAGACCTATCAGGTTCTAGGGCGCGTCACCCGTGGGTTCGACGACGTGCAGTACGTCTACGACCCGCAGAACACCGACCCGACCACCAATAAGGCCTACAACACTCTCGAGGAGGGTGTCACGGGCGACATCGTTGTCCGCTGGGGTATCGACGCGGCCACCGACGCGGCCACGGACCATCTGGTCGACGTCACGCCAGTCGAGATGGGCGCTCAGCGCAAGATCGGTCCCGCCGAGAACGACGAGTTTGCACGTCTGGTCATCGGCCAGAAGTGGGGCGTCACGGGTCCGACCAACGTGGACGTCGCCCTCGTCCTCTAGTAGCACCCCCTGTCGGCCCCCCGCCTTTGGTGTCCGACAGACCCGAGGCGGGGGGTCATCTTCTTTCACTGTCGGGTCTGTCGGAGGAGCATCACATGAGCGCCAAGCGATCCAAGACCACCAAAGAACTACTCGCAGCCGCCAAGCTGCCCGAGCGCAGCGTGTCCATCTGCCTCCGCGGCGACCTCGTGGCCGACATCGAGGCCCGTGAGCGCGACCTGGCTGCGGCTGTGGCTGACGATGCGTCGAACAAGCGCCTCGGTACCAAGTCGCAAGCGCCGGCCATCGCTGCCGACATCGAAGCCATGCGCGCCGAGATGTCTGACTCGATGCTACACATGCGACTCCGGGCGCTCACGACGACCAAGTGGCGCGAGCTGGTACGGAAGTTCCCCCCCGGCAAGGACGACAAGGGCGGCCTCGGCGTCGACATCCTGGCCCTCATGGGCGAGGCGATCCCCGCCTCCGTTGTCGAGCCTGACGACATGGACGACGACGACTGGCGGATGCTCAACGACAGCGCGCCGGCCGCCGAGATGACGCGGCTGATGAACGTCGTTTGGGAGTTGAACACGCAGGGCGTGGACGTCCCAAAATCGCGGCTCGCCTCCGTCGTCAACCGGAGGAAGTTAGACGACTGAAAGCGGCCCGCGCTTGGGGTGTGCGGCCGTCCGTCTTTGACAACTGGTCAGAGGTTGACCAGGGCGAGGCGATGGCCCTCATTCTCGACGAGGAGTCCCGTTGCCCGTGTGGCTGCGGGCAGTACATCGATCAGTCGATGTCGCGTGACTGGAACTGGGATGTGCAACATCGCAAGTGCTATGCGGGCGCGGCGCTCGACCAAGTGCGCCGCCAGTTCGACAAAGATCATAAGGACGATCCCGGTCGCCATGATGGGCGCCTCTGGTCGGTCACGCCGGTTGCGCCTCAGCCACCTAGCGCATCCTCAGCCTCGTCCATCCGGTCGGGGCAGGCGTAGCGCACGTTCGTTCGCGTCACTGACCCTGACGCGCCCGACATGGTGATGAAGTACCCGAACGAATCTTCATCCTCACAGGCGTTGAGCCACACGTCTTGATACGCAGTCCAGTCGGCTATCTCCACGCCTTGCGCCTCAAGCTCGCGCTGCCATGCAGCGCGGTCCACGTCGGCGCCACATGCGGCGAGGGCGAGCAGTGCCGCGGCGAGCATCGCTGTTCTCATCCCCCGCACGATACAGACCGAGAGGCGGTGACCCGTGGCAGAACGTAGCGTGAAGATCGTCCTTCGGGGCGACATCACTCAGTTCGTCACCGCCATGAAGCAGGCCGGCGCGTCGGCACAGGCTGCCCTCGGCAACACTCTCAAGGGGTACGAGAAGCACCGCGCGTCCATTGACGACCTGGGGCGCTCTGCTGGTCGCGTCGGCCTCGTTGCGGCTGCTGGAATGGGTCTCGCCGCGAAGGCTGCGATCGACTGGGACACCGCATGGGCGGGCGTCACCAAGACCGTCAATGGCACCGCTAGTGAGATGGGTCTGCTCGAGGATGAGTTGCGTGAGCTTGCGCGCACCCTTCCCGCGACACACACGGAAATCGCTGGGGTCGCGGAGGCTGCTGGCCAGCTCGGCATCGCCCGTGAGGACATCACATCGTTCACAGAGACGATGATCGCGCTCGGTGAGACGACGAACATCACGGCTGAGGACGCGGCGACGAGCATCGCACGCCTCGCGAACGTGATGGGCACCTCTGCCGACAACATCGAGCGGATCGGCTCGACGCTGGTCGACCTCGGTAACAACTCCGCGACGACGGAGGCCGAGATCCTTGAGATGGGCCAGCGGCTCTCTGCTGCCGGCGCCATTGCGGGCCTCGCCGAATCTGACGTGCTCGGCTTCGCCGCGGCCCTGACTTCGGTCGGCGTTGAGGCTGAGGCTGGCGGTACGGCCATGTCGAAGGTCTTCACGTCTGTTCGTGACGCCGCGCTCGATGGTGGCGAAGCGCTTGACACATTCGCCGGTGTGGCGGGCGTGTCGGCGGCTGAGTTCCAGGCGGCGTTCAATGAGGACGCCGCGGGTGCGGTCGAGATGTTCATCGCGGGCCTCGGCAAGATGAACGCGGCTGGCGAGTCAACGACAAGCGTATTCAAGACCTTGAAGCTGACGGACCAGCGACTCATGCGCGCGCTGTTGTCCACAGCCGAGGCGGGCGACCTGCTGACCGACTCCCTCGATCTCGGCGGCGAGGCATGGGCTGAGAACACCGCACTCGCTGACGAGGCTGCGCAGCGGTACGAGACCACAGCGTCGAAGATGACCGTCGCGCTCAACAACATCAAGGACTCCGCAATCGAGGTCGGCGAGGTTGTGCTGCCGATGCTCGAGAAGGCGGCTGGCGGCGTCTCTACGCTCGCGCAGGCGTTCGGCAAGCTCCCTGCCCCCGTGCAGACTGCCGCGGTCGCGCTAGGCGGCATTACGGCCGTCACGGGCGGTGGCCTCTGGTTCGGCACGAAGGTTCTCGGTGGCATCACCGACACTCGCCGCGCCCTAGGTGACCTCGGCATGACCGCCGATGGGTTGTCGGGCCGGTTCAAGACGATGGGCAAGGCTACGGCCGACACTGCCCGCGGCGTCGGTGCGGCGTTCGACGAGATGTCCGGTAAGCAGGTCGCACTCCGTGGTGGCGCTGCCATCTTCGGCATGATGGCGATGAGCCTCAACGACCTCGATGACTCCGCTGACCGCGCGACCCGCACGATGGGCGGCTTCATCAACGTCGCCTCCGCGGCAATGATGGGCTTCGCGGTCGCCGGCCCCCTAGGTGCGGCCATCGGTGGCGGCATCAGCATCATCGGCGAACTCGTCGGCGTACTCAAGGAGGGCGAGGAAGCCTCCCGCGCTGCCGCCGAAGGGGCGAAGGCTTACGCAGCCACGCTCGATGAGGTGACCGGCGCAGCGACCGACGCAACCGAGGCACTGGTCGCTAAGCGGCTCGAGGAGCAGGGCGCGCTCGAGGCCGCTGGGCGGCTCGGCATCAACACCGACGAGCTCGTGGCAGGAATCCTTGACAGCACGGGCGAGGCCGCTGACCGGGTGCGCGACAAGCTCGCCTCCCTGCGTGCCGAATACACGGGCACAACTGGCGAGGCACAGACGATGGCCGACGCTATCGACGGCGCTAATGGTGGGCTGTGGGATCAGGTCGGCAACGTGTCGCGGGCAACCTCCGCGAACGGCGATCTTGTGCCGGTGCTCAACGAGGTCTCTGACATCTTCGGCGTCGAGGCTAAGGCGATCAACGAGGCCGCCGCATCGACGGAGCGGCAGGCGGAAGCAGCCGGACTAGTTGCCGACGTCGCCCCCGACGCAGCAGATGGCCTGTCGGACATCGCGACCGCCGCGGGTGAGGCGACCGAGGAGGTCGACGGCTTCGCGAAGGCGATGGACGAGGCGCACGCCGTCATGGAGGGGCGCGACGCTCAGCGTGGCTATGAACAGTCCCTTGATGACTTCCGTGAGGCGCTGAAAGAGCGCAAGGATTTACAGAAGGAGCTCGCCGAGGCTGAGCAAGACTTGCTCACCGCCGACACCGACTCTGAACGCGACTCCGCGAAAGACAAGATCGCGGACCTCAAGGAAGAACTCAAGGACTACGCCCTCACGCTGGACCGGACAAAGGAAGCCGGCCGCGACTGGGAGGAGCGCCTAGAGGACATCGCTACCCGCGCGCTCGAGGCGGGCGTGACGATGACCGAGGCTGACCAGAAGCCCTACATGCGCAAGGCGCGACAGGACTTCATTGAGCTCGCCACCAAGATCACGGGTAGTCGGCGCGAGGCGCGGAAACTCGCAGGCGACCTCGGGCTGCTCGACGACTATGACGTCGAACCTGAGATCAAGGTCGACGTCGGCGCTGCACTCCGTGGCCTCGAGTTGATCGACGACTACCAGCTCGACGACAAGACATTCAAGGTCACGGGCCTGCTGAGCATCCCCGGCTTTCAGTCGAAGCTCAAGGGCGACGAGTACGCCTCTGGTGGCTACACCGGCAACGGCGGCAAGTACGAGCCCGCAGGCATCGTCCACGGCGGCGAGTACGTCATCAACGCCGAACAGACCGCGCGCCACTTCAACCTGCTCGAGCGCATCAACAAGGGCTACGCCTCAGGTGGCTTCGTGGCGGCATCACGTCCAGCCCCCTCGCAGTCGTTCGACCCTGCCACGTTCGCCCAGCAGGCGGCCGGTGGTGGTGCCCCGTCCGTCGTCATCCAGGGTGGCGTACAGCCGCACAATTACAACCAGTTCCTGCGCGAGATGGAAGATCGGCAACGCCTTGCCGCGACCGGAGGGGCTGACTTCCGATGATCGAACCCACCGCATCACTAACCCTGTCCACATCAACCGGCACATTCATCTTCTCAGGCGTGGACGACGACCAGCCGTTCGGGCTCGTGGACATGAACACACCCTCGATGGTCGCCCGCATCACCTACGCAGCCACGTCGGCACACGTTCACGGCGCACTACCCACGGCGTCGGTCTGGGAGCAGACGTCCCTTGCCGCGGTCGTCAAGATCACGGGTGCAACCGCAGTCGAGCTCGCTGATCGTGAAGCCGAGTTGAAGGCTGCACTGGGCCAGTTCTCCTACACGGCCACACAGACGGTCAATGGAATCGCGAAGGTCTGGTCGTGCCACATGGGGTCGATGGCCCCGGTTACTGACCTGCGCTACGAGGATCTGCGGCGGTTGTGGCAGACCTTCAATATCACGATCCCTGTACACCCCTTGGAGGCGTGATGCTGTCCCTCGCCGCAAAGCAAGCCGCGCTCGACGCACTGTGGGGTGCGAACCACGGCTCGACAATGCCGCTCACCTTCGAGGTCGGCCTTATCACCGCAGACCCGCGCGTCGACACGTTCGCTGAGATCGACTACCCCGGCTATGCCCGCATCACCGGCACCAATGACGGCACCTTCTGGCTCGCCACGAACGCGAACGGCGTGAAGCTGTCCAAGATCCAGACGTTCCCCGACTCCACTGCGGCGGGCTCGAACACGGGCACGCATTGGGCGATCTGGCTGCCCGGTGGACTGACCGCCGATGTGTTCGACTTCGGCCGCCTCGACGAGGACATCACTGTGACCGCGGCCGGGGCTGGTCCGGCTATCCGTATCCGACGAACCTTCAACACAGGACTGGTGTACTGACATGGCGAACCTGACCACGACCGAAGCCAACGAGATCCTTGACGCCCGCCTCGCCTTGATTGACCAAGTGCGGCTGATGACGGTCAACGGCGACGCGACAACTGCGGGCACCGAGGTGACGGGGGGCTCCTATGCCCCGGCAGTCGCACCCACATGGGCGGCGGCGGCGGCTGGGGCGTCGTCGAACACCACGGTCGTCTCGTTCACCAACATGCCTGCGGTGACCGTCGTCGGTGTCGAGCTGTGGGACACGACTCCCACAACCCCGGTGCGTCGATGGTTCGGCGCGCTCACCACCTCACGCACCCTGACAGCTGGGGACGACTGTGAGTTTGCCGTGGGCGAGCTCGACGTAACCCTGTCCTGACCCACCCCTCTCTGACTTCCTGAGGGGAGGTGTTGACTCGTGGCCGCACCAGTGAACGACAACTTCGCTGATGCCCTAGAGGTTGTCATCGCCAACGACGGCGACACGTACACCTCTGACCCGATCTACAACGCCGAGGCCACCACCGAGTCCGGTGAGCCGTCGCTCAACTCGTCAAGCGAGAAGTCATGTTGGTGGAAGTACACGCCCGCCGCGGACGGCACGGTCACCATCGACACGGAATCGTCCTACGGCGGGACTACGCCGGGTTCCTATGATGACCTGCGACTGAGCGTCTACACCGGCACATGGGGGTCGCTGACCCGCGTCGCGTCCGATGCGAGTGACCCCAAGATCATCGAGCTTGCTGTGACGGCGGGGACGACTTACTTCCTGCAGGTTGGGTCTCAGTGGGGGGACCTTGCTACTTACATCCCGAAGTTCACCGGCCCTGCCACAGCCGGAGCCGCCGCACCATTGGTCGCCCTTTCGGCAGTCCTTGCCGCCTCCTCGGGACTGGTTGCAACACTGAAAGTGGCCAGCGGGTTAGGGGGCGCGCTCTCTGGCTCGGCAGCACTGTCCGCGAATCTCGTGGTGCCCGCGAACGCTGGAGTACTCGCCGCCTCCCTGACCGCGGCCTCCGCCTTGGCTGGCTCACTCCATGTCCGCGGACCCCTCGCGGCTAGCATGACCGCCACGGCGGTGCTTTCCCCTGCGCTGACCGTGAAGGGGCGGGTCTCCCTCGCAGCGGGACTGTCGGGGCAGGCGTCCCTCCTGGGCAATCTCACGGCCATAGCCGTCACCGATTCTTCCGACATGTTCGCGAACGACGGCTACAACTACACCGGCACCTCGCGCGTGTTCTACGAGGCGCCCATTGCCGAGCCCCCGCCCGCGATCGTGCGGGAGAAGGTGAAGCGCGTTCACCAGTCCCTACCCGCTCCGACAGTAGTGAACGGGAGGCCGACGTGGTGACGAACACCGTGCAGGACTGGGGGCACCTTCGCCTCGTCGTCGGCGGGCAGGAGGCGACCTACTTTCGCGACGTGCCTACGGTCATCGGCGGCTGGCAGGACACGGACCCGTATGGGTCGAACAATGCCACCCTGTCATTCCCGCAGATCACCGAGTTTGACCAGATCGGCACGGGCGACCTTGCATGGCTGCACAACGGGGCCAAGGTCCGCATCGACCTGCACAACGCGGGCTCGCTGGTCACCAACCTGTTCTTCGGGTTCGTCGACCGCATTGAGGTTGCCGACACGGTGACCGTGACGTGCGCCGGCCACCTCGTCGGGCAGGCGGCCCTCGCGCTGCACCAGCCCCCCATCGGGCGCAGGCAGACCCGCGACATCTGCGACGCGATCACCACCGAGCTCGACACGGGCGCAAATGGTGGACGCTTCGACATCACGGCTATCAAGTCGGGCATCGACATCGCGATCCGTGGCGACCGCTCCATGACGCACCTCGGCTTCGTCGACTACGCGCTCGGGATGGGCGTCACCAAGGAGGGCAAGTCGCTCACCCTCCTGCCCGACCCCGCCGAGGGTCGCAAGGCGTACACGCTCGACTGGCGCGACCTGACCACCAAGCACGCCACCGTCTCTGCGGGCGCGCATGGCGTCAAGGTGCGACTGTCGAACGACCTCGTGGACAACCCGAACGTCATCTATGGCGAGGGTGTGTCGACCACTGGCGAGCGGTGGCGTAACGCGAAGTACCCCAACCTTGGCGACAAGACCGTGCCGCCGTTCCCCGGCGTGCTGCAGCAGGGCGACACTGACGACACCACGGGCGGGGCCGTCACGGTCCTCATCCGCGAACTGTGGGGCAATGGCGATCTTGAGGCCGACGACCTGTCGACACACAAGTTCACCGCCGCCGTCACCGCTGCGGTCGAGGACACCCAGAACGACGCAGGGCTTCCCGTCACGGGCGTCGTGGACGCCGACACCTGGCAGGCCGTGTTCTCCGCGGAGTTCCCCGACCAGTCGTTCGCACAGTCCCACTTCGCCCCGCTCGCGCAGGACAACCGCATCCCGTACTTCAAGCGGGCAGGCGATGGAACCGTGATCAAGCTCAACCCGAACCACGACCCGCAGATCATCAAGAATGAGCTGTTCGTCGCTTACGGCGAGTCGACCACCAAGCGCCGCGCAAAAGGCAACGCGAAGGCGCTGCTCAAGCGGGCGGGCGGCTGGGCCGGAACGATCACGCTCACGTCCGACCCCGCGGAGATGTCACGCTTCGAGCTCCGCGGTGGCATGAACATCAAGGTCGACCACCTCAAGGGCGGCCTCAACCAACTGCTGCACATCTCCTCGGTGCAGGTCGACTGGCCCTCGCAGTCCGTCACGCTCGCCGTATCCACGCAGGGGCGGCACTTCCTCGACCTGGCCGTGCGCAAGGAACGCAACACCACCGCGCGCCAAGACCCCGGCAAGCACTTCAAGAACCTGTTGCGTCGCTCTGCACAGACGATGGACTCGATCAGCGGATGGGAAGGCGAGTCGGGCGCCGGCATCGTCCCCACCACGACGCTGATAGGTGGCACATGGAACGTACTCCCCGTCGTTGCCGCCGAGGTGGGCGTCATGTCGCGGCTCTGGCTGCGCACCAGCGACGCAGAGACCTTGTTCTACGCCGCCGTATTCGCCGACAAGGTGAGCCCGAATGTCCTCAACAACCGTCTCGGCGACCCGTCCGTGTGGGTCAACGAGGAGGACCGGATCGATGTGTTTAGCCATAACGCGGAATGGCTCGTCGAGGATGAGCGGCTGATGGTCGAAGCATGGGGAACGCCTGACCAGCCGTGCGGACTCTGGCCTAAGCCGTACCTCAACGCCAACGGTGACCGCACCGTGCATCCCGTCAACGGCAAGCACCGCGACAACGGCTCGTGGGACTTCTGGACCGAGAATAACTTCCTGTATCTCGCCGTGTGGCCCGTCGCTGACTGCATCATCAAGGGTCGCATGCGCATCCAGCTCAACGAGGGCATCTGACGTGGCGGCCGAACTCTACCCGCGGGCGCCCTACGAGGTCATCAAGGACGAGCCGGTTGTCGTCGGGGATGAGCCGCTTCGTGACGACGACGACGACACCTATGCCGAAGTAAGGTCGCGCGACGCCAGCCCGAAGAGTGACAACTGGGATCGCGAGGACGCGCTGCACATTGGCATGGACACACTGACGACATCAATCAGCGCCACGGCCCCGATCATCGTCAATTACCGCATGACGGCCACCACCACCGACGACTGGGCAAAGATCGGCGACCACTTCTTCTATCTACACAACGCTGACCACTCTGTTGCACTGGCGCTCCACCCATTCCCCGAGGCCGACCGTCCTGCCAATAGCGGGGCACCGCAGGACAGGTCGTTTGAGGTCAGTGACGACCTCCTCGCGGACTGGGGGATCACCCGCCAGCATCTCCTTGACGGACTGGCGGCTGGCTTATTCCTCGACTTTGCCGCCTGGCGGGTGGGCGACCTCGAGGGCGAAAAGAACTCAGCCGAAACGGTCCTTCGGCTGCACAAGTTCTGGCTGTCGTTCGGAACGTCACCGCGACGACTTCCCCACAACCGCATCCTGCAGCGCGGCAATGACGGCCTCGGCATCACCGGGGGCCGCCGCATCCTCGGCACCAAGACGCTGCAGTCAAGCAACCGGGCGACCGGGATCAGATAAAGGAGAGCGGGGACGCCAGCGCACCGCCGACGTCCCCTAGCACGCCGCGCACCGACTCGACCGGGCGCGGGTGATCGAAGCAACGTACCAGCGGCTCGACTCCCAACCGCACCGGGGAGCCGCGTGAAGGGGGAGCCGCCCATGACGCCAACATCCGAGCCGACGATGGGCGAAGTCCTCCGACGCCTCGACGAAGTATCCCGCCAGATGATCGACCTTGCCCGCGAGATGAAGGACGACCGCTCAGCAGCGGCGGCCACCTACGTCCGGCAAGACGTCTATTTCGCACAGCGGCAGGCGATGGAGTCGATGATCGCCGACCTGCACGGCGACGTGAAGCAGACCGAAACGAACCTCGGCCGCGAGATCGCAATGATCAAGGACGACCGCAAGTCTGACGTGAACTTCCGCCGCCAAGTGTGGCTGACGATGGGCGCGCTCGCCATCACGACGCTCGTGACGATCGTTATAGCGATCCTGAACTTTGTGGGGAGATGACCCTCAATGCCACGCATCACCTACGTCCCTTCACGGCGCATGGTCCACGCCGTCTGGTACGCCGCTGCTGCAGTCCTGGCGGCACTCGTCATCTGGCTCGTGTGGGCGGTTGTACAAACCGACCAGCGACTCGAGGATGCCGACCAGAACTTGAGCACCACAGCGAAGCGACTCGACGAAGCGCAAGCTGAACGACAGCAGCTCGTTCGCACTGCCGAGGCGAACGCCGAAGCAGCAGAGGCGCTGGCGCAGCAGTTGCGGCAGTTGGGTGAGCGACCCGTTGTGCAGCCTCCGTTGCCACCCCTTCCAATCCCTGGCCCACCCGGACTGCAAGGCCCGCAAGGGATGGCCGGACCTGAGGGTGACCGTGGACCGCGCGGCTTCATGGGACGCATCGGCCCATCCGGGCCCATCGGTGAGACGGGACCGCAAGGCCCGCAGGGTGAGCAGGGCGCGACCGGAGCCACTGGGGCGACCGGCCCAAAAGGGGAAACGGGGGCACCTGGGGCGACGGGTCCGCAGGGACCGCCCGGTGAGCGTGGCCCCGCGGGACCAGCCGGACCCCCGGGACCAGCCGGCGCGGACGGCAGTGACGGGCGTGACGCCTACCCGTTCACCTTCACCTTCACGGTGCAGGTCAACCCGGCGCAGACACAGACGTTCACCTGCACCATCTCCGCACCCAATGAGGCCGTGACCTGTAGCTCGTCCTGACGGGAGACCCCCATGCCGCCGTCTCGGGACGACGCCCAATACATCGCCAGTCTCGAGCGCGACAACCACCGGCTGCGCTGTGAGAACAGGCGCATCGCAGAAGAACTCGACTGGCGCGACGAGAAGATCCGCGTGCTGACGCGGGTTGTTGAGCGACTTATCCACGAGGAGAACCCGTGAGCTACTACCTGGCACCCTGCCTCAAGGCGCTCGGCGACGAAGTAACTGTCGCCTGGCCCAACGCTGACAAGTGGCCCACCGTCTCCATCGGTGATGGCTGGGTCGGTGACACGAGCCATGCAGCACGCAAGTCTGACCACAACCCTGACTACTCCGCGGGGGGCGTGGTCCGCGCCGTCGACATCGGCATTGCTGGCCGTGACGCTGACCGCATCCTCGCCGCTGCCATCGGTGACCCGCGAGTCTGGTACGTCATCCACAAGGGGCGCATCTACTCACGCACCTACGGGTGGGTGGCTCGCGACTACAGCGGCAGCAACCCGCACAACCACCACATCCACATCTCGGCGCGCTCTGACCGGGCGGCCGAGAATGACACGTCACCGTGGGGCCTTGTCGCCGAGGTGTTGCCCGACCGGATGCCAAAGCTCCGCAAGATCAGCCTGTCTGGGGTGCGCGCACAGTTCATCGCCGCACGTGACGGCAAGCCCGTCAAGGTGTCCCCCGGCATCAAGCGCATCCAGCGTCGACTGAACCAGCTCTACAAGGCGCGGCTCACTGTCGACGGACTCGCCGGCCCCGCAACCCTCCGAGCCTGGGGACGACATGAGCGCGCGACCTGCGGCATGGGTGGCGCACGCATCCCCGACAAGCACTCCCTCGCCGCGCTGTGCAAGGGCTCCATCTACCGAGTAGTGAAGTGAGGCAACCCATGACCAACCCCGCAACCACACCCGCCAGTGAGCAGGCCAAGGCCATCCTCGGCGCGATCCTCGCTGGACTCACCGCCCTCGGCACCGCCCTCGCTGACGAGCGGGTGACCCAGGGTGAGTGGATCGGCGTCACCATCGCGTTCGTCGGCACCTACGCCACCGTCTTCGGTGTCCGCAACCGGGAGGCCTGATGCGCGTCCACCCCGGCTTCGCGGTGACCGTGTTCCTCTGCGCCCTCGCCGCACTGTTCGTGTGGCACTGGCTGCTCCCCCGCGTCTTCTAGGGGCATAAAAGACCCCCGCGCATTTGAGCATCGTCGAGAGGCTTGGCGGGGGTGCTGTTCTAACGATTGTAGCACGAGGTCTGACGACTATCCCCATTTCGCACAAGAAGTAAGGAATCCGCTATGCCCATGAACGTCTCCTACTTGAACGCCATCCGTGACCACGGCCAGTCGCTCATCACCCACATCGGCCTCGTTGACGACCTGGGCGCAGCTGTAGCCACCCGCGAGGCCGTGACGTGGACCGACCCCGAAGATGGCCTCTCGCGCCCGTCTGCTGACATCGTTTTCGCTGTCACTGCGGGCACGACTGTCGCGGGTTGGCGCGGCTACTCTGCAGTGAGTGCGGGCACTGAGTATGGCGGCGCCGACTTCACCGCTGTGTCGTTCTCCAACGACGGCACGTTCACCCTTCTCGCAGCCTCGACCAGCATCGACCACAACGCCGCCTGAGCATGACGGTTATCGCGCAGGCCCAAGGCGTCCACCCGCTGTTCGCGGGCACGGATACGCCTATCGGGGTCGACGAGGCGGGCACCCGCTGGGCCATCTCCTACCAGGGCGGCGGGCAGAAGCGCGCCGTGCTGGTGGCGACGTTCGCTTCTGGCGCTTCATTGGAGTTCAAGATCCCCGCGACCGGGATCACCAAGACGGGCAGTGTCGCGGCGTTCACCATCCCCGACTTCGGCAATGCGCAATGGGTCACCTACGCCGAGCACGTCAAGTTCGAGGTGCGCTTCCCGGCCGGCCCGCCCAAGGTGCAGACCATCTCGACGAACATCGCGCGCCTCGGCTGCGATCTCGTCTCCGATGGTGAGGGTGGGCTGACTGTCCTCTCGGGCGGCGTCAAGGTCGGCGCACTCCCTCGGCCGTGGCTCGACTACACGCCGGACGGTTCCGAGGACCGGACGCGCGTGTGGCTGAGCTGGACTGTGGCCGAGCCGCAGATGTCGCTAACCCTGCCGACACTGACGGCGAGCGAGTGGCAGACGGCGGTGCTCGACCCGACCGTCATCACCACCTCCACCGCGGGCACGGCGACCGCGTACTCCAACCAGCGGAAGATTGACCGGTGCCAGAATGGCGTCCTGTGGTCGATGTTCTGGGATGGCACCTCCACCACCGGCACGTCGATGGACTTCTACTACTCCACTGACGACGGCGCGACGTGGGCCAAGGGTGGAGAGTTCGGGTTCGCTGGCACGGGCACCAGTTACACGCCTAACGGTTCGCTGTTCATCGACGTCGACGACTACGCCCACATTGCCTACAAGGACCGCTCTAACGGCTACATCTATTACCGTCGTGGCACCCCGAACGCTGCTAGGACGGCGTGGACGTGGAGCGCGGCGACGACGGTGTACGGAGTGACCGCCGGAGACTATCCCGACATTGTGGCCCACCGTGAGGGGGCGGGGTGGCGCGCGTGGGTTGCCCTAAGCTTCAACTCTGGCGCGCTGACGCACGCGATGGTGTACCCCCTCACGATCACGTCAGACGGCACGGTGACAGTGGGGGCACGGGAGTGGCTTTCCCCTGATTACGCGGCTTCGGCTCACACTTACCCCTCTATCGACTTCAACCACACCGGCGACGGCAGGACCGTCGCTGGCTCCACCCCGCATCTATATGCAGCGTGGTCGGCTGGTGCAACCGGTTCCGGTAAGGGCATCCGGTTCAAGAAGGCGACGTATTCGGGTGGGGCGTGGACGTGGGGCACGGAGCGGGAAATCGACTCCACGTCGTTCGCCAACGCTGGCCGTATCTCGTCGGCGTTCGACGGTACTCGGACGGTGATCGCCTACGCCGACAGTGCCGCCGCGAGCAACATCAAGGTCCGCGAGCGGGACGCTGGCGACACGACCACGACCACGCTCACGCCCCCTGCCCTGTCTGACGGCGTGGTCACTGGCCTAACGGTCGCCTACGACAGCGACAAGAACATCCACCTCGGCGCAGTCGGGGCAACCTCCGCTGACCCGAAGGTGGTCAAGTACGACCGGGCTGCGGGCACCTGGGGCGCATGGGAAGCCCTCGCGACCACGACCACACAGGCCGACACGCTCACCGCTCGCAGGTTCGCGGACACGAGCGTCGACCTGCTGTACACCAGCGGCGCGGGGTCGCCCTACTCGGTGACTTACGGCGCGGTTGCTCTAGTCGCACCGTCACAGGATGAGTCGGGTGGGGCTGCGGCCACAGTCAGCGTTACCTCGTCCGGGGCGGGCGTCGCTGGGGAACGGGCGTCAGGGGGCGCAGGCGCTTCTGTCGCCGTCACCACGTCGGGCACAGGCTCGCCCTCCGAAGCCGTCTCACGCGGCGCAGCGGCGACCACGACAGTCACCACGGCGGGCGCAGGGCAAGCGGTCGAGACTGTCGCCACGGGCGCAGCGGCAACGGTCAACCTCAGCGCAACCGGCGCGGGCAATGGAACCGAAGCCGCCACCTCGAGCGCAGCCACGTCCGTCACGGTCACCACGGCAGGCGGCGGTGAGACTGCGACCGAAAGCAGCAGTGGATCAAGCGCCCGCATCACCATCAGCGCAACCGGCACAGGGGTGGCCCGTGAGAACGTCACGGGTGGCAGTGGTGCGACCGTCATCATCGTCGCCACGGGTGGCACAGCCGAACCGCAGGCCGAGAGTGGTGGGGCATCGGCAACCATCCAGATCACCGCCTACACCGGCAGCGCGGCCACTGAGCGAGTATCGGCCGGCGCAGCGTCCCTTATCACCGTCCACACCACTGGACGCGGCACGGGCGGCGACCCAGCAGCGCGCGACCTATCCATCACCGCCAAGCTCGACCCAGCCCGGATGCGCGCAGCACTCGACCGCGACCGCATGAACGCCACCCTCAACCCCGACCGGCTCGCCGCACGCATGGAGGCACAGTGAGAACCATCGACGTAACCTCAGGCGGCGCGGAGTACGTGACCGCCACCATCACCGAGCACGACGGGCAGGCACTCGACGCTGCGACAATCGCGGTCGGACTCGGCACACTCGAGGCCAAGCCGACCACCTGGCAGCCACCCGACGGGCTCACATTCCCCAGCGCCGGGGTCGCGAAGGCATCGCTGCTGATCGACTCCGCTGACCAGATCGGCGCGCGGCAAGCGTTGTGGGTCAAGGTCGGTGACGCTCCCGAGGTGCTGTACCGGGTGGCGGGGAATGACCTGATCACGGTGCTGTAGGCGCCAAGTATGCGGATCGTTCCCGCTGGGCGCATGATCCGCATACAACGAACACCCCCGCTTAGCCTTCGGGCCGAGCGGGGGTGTTTTGTCATGCCCGCGGGAGGTCGGGCAGGTCTAGGGCTTGCGCTGCTTCGGGACGAACGGGGCGCGGACACGGTACGGCGCGAGGAGGGCCGGCAGTCCGAACGCGGCGACTCGGCGGCGGTAGGCGGCCTGCTCGCGGGCTGCGGCGAGGTGGGCTAGGCGGGTGGTGAGGGTCATCGCTGGGCTCCCTGTTATCGCGTGCGGTTCGACTTACCACGTGTGCACGAAGATACATGAACCGCACGCGCCACGCTAGACTTTGACCAGACCGCAAATCTTCCTGTCCGAATCGGGAGGTTATGGGCAAATCTGGACGAAGGGACGCGATGAAAGCCGCCGTTTACGTGCGAATCAGCCAGGACCACACTGGCGAAGGGCTCGGAGTCAGTCGTCAGCGCGAGGACTGCGTGGAGCTCGCCGCCTCCCTCGGGTGGGAGATCGTCGAGACATACACGGACAACGACACCAGCGCCACCAGCGGCAAGCCCCGCACCCACTACCGACGGATGCTCGCCGACATCGATGCGGGAGTCATCGAGGCTGTAGTCGCCTGGCACCCCGACCGCCTGTACCGCCGCGCCGTCGACCTCGGTGAGCTGGTAGAGGTCTGCAAGAAACACAACGTCCAGGTAGCCACGGTCAAGGCTGGGTCGGTCGATCTCACCACCCCAACCGGGCGGCTCGTCGCCGGCCTGCTGGCTCAGGTCGCCACATATGAGGGCGAAGCAAAGGCTGATCGTTGGCGGCGGTCCATCCGGCAGCGACGCGAGGCCGGACAGGCGCCAGGGTGGGGGCCACGACTGTTCGGATACAACCGCGACGGCACCGTCAATGAGGACGAGCGCAAGGTAGTTGAGTGGATCGTCACTGAAATCACCGAGGGCACGAGCCTTACCCGCATGTGCCACAAACTCAACGCCGAAGGCATCACCACCACGCTCGGCAACCCCTGGCGGCTCGCGGCACTGCGCAAGCTCCTGCTGAACCCACGCCTCGCCGGATTCTCCACGATGAACGGTGACATCATCGGCCCCGGCACATGGGAACCGATCATCGATGCCACCGACTGGGAGACGGTGCGAGCGATGGTGACAGTGAAGCGCACCACCCCCGTCCGCCCGCGCGTATCCCTGCTGGTCGGGCTCATCCACTGCGGAAAGTCCGGCTGTGGCGGCAAGATGGTCACCGCCGGTCGCGCCGGCCGCGGAGATAGTCCACCCCAGCGCATCTACCGCTGCGCCAATACCCCGGGCCATGAGGGCTGCGGCGGTGTATCAGTCGACGCGCACGCGGTTGAGGAAGTCGTGGAGGAATACGCGCGCACCCGACTAGCCGACCCGCGCACACGGGCGGGGATCGAGCGCCTACGCGCGGTGGCCGGATCTGGTGACGACGCGCTCGAGTTGGCATCCCTCGAGGATCGGATCACCGAACTAGAGGCACAGCTTGACGAGCCAGGCGTTCCAGTGGCGACGATCCTCCGCGCCATCGACCGCGCCAAGGAGAAGCGTGGAGAGCTGCTAGAACGGACCGCCCGCGCCGATCGGACCCCGCTGCCTACCCGTGGTGGCGAATGGCCGCAGGACCTGGCCCGCCGCGCCAACCTCGTGCGACTAGTGGTGGAGCGAGTCACGATCGAGCCCGCCAAGGTCGGTGGCGTGTTTGATCCAGAGCGAGTCAAGATCAAACGGCGCGACTAGTCCCGCAGGTACGCCTTGAGCGCCCGCACGATCACGTCAGTCAGTGTCTCGCCCTGGTCGTGCGCCTTGTTCATGGCCGCACGCCACAGCTCGTCGTCGACGCGGATCGTATGGTTGGGCGTGGCGGGCTGGTTCGGCACCTCACCCATGCTGGACACGGGTGCCAATGCACCCAGTCAGCGGCACCCCTAACGGACGCGCTGCAGCGGGACGGTGGGTTCACGCTGGCCAACATCGACTCCCAGCTCGAACGCATTGCGCATGAGGCGGTTGCTCGTCACGAAGTAGCGGCGGATTGTCGCCGTCCCCGCTGCGGCTGCGGTGGGGCAAGCCAGGGTCGCCAGGTAGATGTCGCGACCCTCCCATGACAGAAGCAACAAGGCCCCGGTCACCAACCACAGCAAACTCGCCACCGCGCACCCCAAGTTGATTGCCCGATCCTGCACGTTGCACGTTCCCTTCATGGGTCAAGAGTGGATTCGACCCCACACCGCCGGCCCCGACCTCCCCCGGAGGCTGACGTTGCTGACCATACGACCCAGCACGGACAAAAGGGAGACCTGCGCCACAAATCGCCCGTTCCGTAACAAAGACCCCCGCGCCCAACATGGGCTGCGGGGGTCTTTCGTGCGTATCGTGGTGGAGCGCCGCGTGCTCGCTGGGCCTCTAATCCGCTGAGCACGCGGCGTCTACTGGAGGGGGCACTTCCTCGCTCATGCGCCCCGCCTCCTCTCAGTGGTGGTGGCTCCCGAGTCCCTGTCCATGCGGTACCCCTGATCCCTCAGCACCGCATCTAGCACACGCTCGTGCGGGACGCCCAACTCTGCCGCCAGCCGCCGGAGATGGTCCGGGGCCGGGAAGTTCACGCCGTACTTCCAATCGCTGACAGTGGCAGGGCTGACCTCAAGGCGGGCCGCGAGCTTGCGCTGTGACGGCGGATAGGGCATTGAGTCAAGCCACTCCTGCACTATCGCCCAGAGGTGTCCGGGCTTCCGCTCGTTGGTCATAGGGGAATCGTCCTCACTGTGTCCGGTGTCCGCAAACGGTGTGGACACACGCCCAAGATAGCGACTGGACACCAAAAGAACTTGAACTACCCCCGTGTAGTTCCCCTGACCTGCGCAGAAGCCCCCAAGATTGGGTTGACAATGTGGACACAAGCCGTCCATTCTGTACGGAGATGGTGGACACCGTGACAGGAGATGACGTACAGTGATGACCACGACGAAAAGCCCCTTCGAACTTCCGGAGATGTGGATGGAACTGAAGGACCGAGAGCTGTTGCTCGAGCTCATCGAGGAGCAAGGCATCTCCCGCCGCGAACTGGCCCGCTTCGCTGGCTGGAAGTCGCACACCTACCTGCAGCGGCTGCTTCGTGGTGAGGTCAGCACCTTGTCCACCGACCCCGCTATCCGCATCGCCTACCGGCTCCAGGTGCCCGTGCACCGTCTTTTCAGGACTCGGGTGTCCACCAGTGCCGGACAAAGTGATCAGGATCAGGGAATCCGGGGTGCGGCATGACCGCCGCGGAGTACGGCGCACACCTCGCCGACCTTGAGCCGCCGATCACCGACGAGCAGGCCGAAGCCGCAGCGCGCATCCTCGCCACGGTCGAGGCGGTGGCGGCATGACGGCGTTGGCACAGGTCCCCCAAGACATCGCCCACCTTCGTAACTCTGTCGCTGAGGCTCTGGCATTCGTTGCCCACCTCGGAACCGCTGAGGAAGCGCGCGAAGCCTACGACCGTGTGAAGCTCGCCAAAGAGTGGGCGAAGATCCGCAAGGTCGCCAAGGAGATGCACACCGAACTCCTGCGACTCGAGATCCACCTACTCCGCAAGGTCGCACAGCTTGACGCCTTGTCGGCAGTGCCGGCCGCCCACCGTGCTGCCGCCAAGTTCTTCGCATCCAAGAGTGATGAGCAGATCGACAAGCTGATTCGTGACTACGGCGACGGTGGCAGCCCGACCCGTCTGATGAAGCGTGTCTTAGGAGACGACGAGCAGGCGCGCGCTCGACACCACTACACCAGTGGCGAGTACGTGAAGCAGCAGCGTTACGTCGGCGACGAGGCCCGCGCTGAAGCCGTCCAAGAGCAGGCTCGCAACGTCAAGGAAGGGTTGGCCGCTCTCCTTGAGAACTACTACGAGGGCGACGAAGGCTTCTCGGTCTTCGAGCTGGCCGAGCAGGTTTGCGAGTCAGTGGGGATTGACCAGCGCAGCGCCGTATGGGGACGTTCGGAAGGGCTTCTAGAGGTCTGCCGCAAGGCTGTCCGCGACGCCCCTAGCCTCGCAGTCCTCGGTACCGAGGCCCCTCGCTTCGTCACCTGTATCGATCGGGGCTCGGCCTACGACCTGGACCTCGAGAAGTCGGGCAAGCCGCACTGGGTTCGCGTCCCCTTCCACGTCGCCTCTCTTGAACAGCTCGACGACATGGTGGCACTGCGACAGGAGCAGGCAAGCAAAGCCGCGGCAGTGGCCGAGTCGCTCGCCAACCTGCGCAACGAACTCGCCGCACGCCTCGCCAATGGGGAGCGGTCGCGCAGCATCCTCGGCCACGCTCCCGACGTGACGCTCGGTGAACTGGCCGCGCGTATCGCCTTCACGCCTCGCCTAGCCGACACCGCCTAAAAGCCCCCTCGCCGCCGCGTGCCCTCCATCACCGCGCAGCGAGGAACGGCGGGCCGGGGACGATCCGGCCCGCCACTCATACATCACAACAGCAGAACGCCGGCCCCACCTACCACAGCAGAGACCGGCGTTCAACGTATCGAAAGGAAGTCTAGCAATGAACCGATGGTCCCAAACCCTCGACTTGTCGGACGTGTTCCACGCCGACATGCCGTTCGAGGAAAAGCGCGACGAGATGGTGCGGCGCATCCGTGCCCTTGACCCGAACGAGCAGGACGGCGAGTTGCAGAGCATCGCCGACGACCTTGCCGAAACGACCGATGGTGACGAGTGGGACCAGCCTTGGGACTCGTTCTATGACTGGGCCGATCACAACCGCGTGTGGATCAGCACGTTCGGCCGCAAGGCGGTGGCCCGATGATCTACACCGGTTCCGCACCACTCAACACCCCTCCCCCGCCGCGCTTCTCCTGGGATGCGCCTGACTTCGGCGGACACATCTTTGAGGCCGCCTACATCGACGCAGAGCCGGGTGACGAGTCATGAGCGACTTCCGCCCCGCCCTGTTCGCAGACATCACCGATGCCGTGCGCCACACCCTGCGTCGCCAGCGCATCACCGCTGTCCGTGCCGCCGCCTACACCCGGATCGGCGCGCATGGTGACGCTGACTTCGCCGCCTGGGCCGTGGAGCTGGGGTGGTCGGAGTGAGCGCCCACCTCGAGCCCATCGACCCCAGCTCGCGCATCCTCGATGACCTCGGTCGCGAGTGGGCGATGACATCTAAGGGCGTCTGGGCCGCACTCGGCACCTCCGTAACCGTCGACTCGTTCGCCGAGCTGGCCGCGAAGTACGGCGTGCGGGAGGTGCTCGGATGATGGCTACCCCTCCCGTCAAGGTCACGCTCGACCTGACCATCTTCGACATCCCGCAACTGATCGAGCGACTGCGCGACTCCGACCACATGGGCGTGCTTGACGTGGCGAAGCAGATCGAGGCACAGACCAAGCCCCCCAAGCCCGCCGAGCCGACCGGCCTGGGCGCCGTGGTCGAGGACGCCGCGGGTCAGCAGTGGGTGCGCATCACAAACCCCAACCAGACGCCCTGGATGCGCGGTGGGTCATTCCCCCGACAGTGGCGCCACATCGACGCAGTGAAGGTCCTCAGCGAAGGCGTGCAGCCATGACCACCGACACACAGAACCTCCTCGCCGACCTGACCTCGATCCCGTGGCAGGTCTACGCAACCCTCGCCGTGATCGTCGTCGGCGGCTACTACCTCACCGAGTTCTGCACCGTCCGCATCGAGCCACTGCCGGAGTACGCGCCGGAGTGGGATGCGGAGGTGGAGCGATGAGTGCGCCCATTCTGCTCGACCTGTTCTGCTGCCAAGGTGGCGCCTCGGCGGGCTACGTGGCGGCCGGCTTCCGTGTAGTGGGCGTGGACCTCGAGCCCCAGCCCCGCTACCCATTCGAGTTCATCCAGGGCGACGCACTCGACTTCCTCCGCAACTACGGCGGCGAGTTCGACGCCTTCCATGGCTCACCACCGTGCCAGGCATTCACGCTCTGCCAGCGCATCCAAGGCAACGAGCACCCCGACCTCATCACGCCGACGCGCGACCTGTTTGAGACGTTCGGCAAGCCCTACGTGATCGAGAACGTGCCTGGTGCGCCGCTGTTCGATCCAGTGGAGCTGTGCGGCGCAATGTTCGGGCTCCGCACCTACCGCCACCGCCTGTTCGAGTCGAGCGTGTTTCTCAACGCGCCGCCGCACCCGGAGCACACGGCACGCACAACGAAGATGGGGCGTCCTGTCCGCGATGGCGAGTTCATGCATGTGGTCGGCAACTTCGCAGGCGTCGAGCTGGCGCGCGAGGTCATGGGGATGCCGTGGGCTAGCCGTGACGGACTACGCGAGGCGATCCCACCCGCCTACACGAAACACATCGGCGCCCAGCTCCTCGCCCACATTGCACAGGAGCGTGCGGCATGACCGAACTGACGCCCGAGCAGCGAGAACTGTGGCGGAAGGAAGCGGGACTCGGCGTGTGCTCCGATCCGCGCCACGAGTTCGGGCGGGATTACCGCATCCTCGACCTGCTCGACGCACTTGTTGTCGCTGAGCAGATGCTCGACGACGAGCGGGAGCGGATCGCGCAGGAGATCGATCGCAGGCGCGCCGAGGCCCGAACCGCTTTTCGGCAGCACAACGCAGGGCGTGACCTGAGCGCCAAGCCGCCGAGGCGCCCGGATCTGGACTCGTGGGCCAACGCGTTCGAGGTCGCCGCCCGTGTCGCAAGGGGGTTGGCGTGACCACCGACTACACAAACCCAGCCGGCGATCCCTGGTGGCTCGAGGTCGACACCGCGCCCCGCTGCGATTCGTGTGGCACGCGGCTCGACAAGGCAGACCGTCCGTGCCCCTTTTCTCCACACGAGGACGCGGCATGAGCGCCGACTGCCAGCCGCCCTGTCGCTGCGTCGAGCCTGCCGCCATTGGTGACGAGCCGTGTGACCGCTGTGGAGGTGTCAGCGATGCGTGACGCACTCGCTCGCCTCATTGTCCTGCTCGCAGCCCCGGTCGGCTGGCTCATCGACCGCGAACTCGCCCACGCCGACTGGTCTCTCGACCTTGACCCAGAGGACACGCCATGAAACTCACTGAAGCACAACGCGCCGAGATTCGGCAGGCCGTCATGGACATGGCGCTCGCCGACTGGGGCGAGAAAGCCGTTGAACAGCACGCAGCCCGGACCGTCTGGTGGCTCGAGCAGCCCGACGAGATCAAGGGCGGTGCCGCATGATGCCTCGCAGCCTCGCAGCCTTCACCGCCGACGCGCTCACCTTCCTCGGCACCCTGACCATCGCGGCAGTCCTGAGTGACTACAGAGCCGAAGCTCTTGACACCCGCCGCCACGCGATCGACGTCGAAGCCGAGAACGAGGCCCTGCGCTACGAGGTGTGGCGCCTCAATCGGATCGCCAGCCAACTCGCCGACGCCAACGCCGAACACGCGCTCGTGGTCAGTGCCGCTGAGGAGATCATCCGGCGCATCGAGGCCGAGGAGGCGCAGAGGATGCGCGAGGAGGGGACGGCATGAGTACGTGGGATGACGCCGCCGACTTTGTAGCTGAGCAGAGCCGTGACTACTACGGCACCGACCTGTTCCCGCTGCTCCCACCTGAGTTCGACTGGGCGCTGCTTGATCGCTGGTTGTCCGACACCTTCGGATTCCGTATCGACCGACTAAGTGCGGAGTACTACCGCCGCACGCACGCGCTGATCGAGCGTCGACTTCGGGAGCGAGGCGATGACGCATGAGCACGCCCATCTTCAACGCCCTACTCGCCGCCGAGCAGGGTCGCGACGCAGGCATGAGGCAAGCCGAGGAGCACGCCGACTCGCGCGTGATTCTCGCAATCGACGCGGCGATCGAGCGGGCTATCAACTCCGGCCGGCCCTTCACAGTCAATGACATCCGCGCCGAGTTCCCGACGATCAGCAGCTGCGGACTCGTCGGCTCGCGCTTCCGTTCCGCAGCACTCCGCAAGCCCGCGCGCATGGTCCAGACGGGACGTTGGGTCAAGTCCGACCTGCCGTCCACACGGGCCGCGCGAGTAGCTGAATGGCGCGGTGTGGCTGAGGGTCAGCAGGTGGCGTCGTGAGTCGCCCCTTCTGTGACGACTGCCCCGACCGTGAGGGCTGCTCTCAAGGGATTCCCTGTGGCTTGGCTCGTCGTGTGCATGACGTGGACCCGCCGACCATCACTCTCGACGACATCGTGCAGACCCGCCTCGTCAGCGGCAACCGACGCATTCACCACATGGTGCGCGCCAATGTCTGCGCCTACTGGCGGAAGCTCGCACACGACGCAGCCTGCGACGCCTACGGGTACGCCGACGTCGGTGAGACCTGGCACCAGCGCGCGCGGATCGTCGTCACAGTTCGCTTCCCCGACAAGCGCCGACGCGACGTCACGAACCTCTATCCCTACGTGGCTAAGCCGATCGTCGACGGCTTGATCGACGCCCGAGTGCTGCCTGACGACGACGACTCACACGTCATCGGCCCCGACATGAGGCGCGACCCCGACCAAGGGCCGCACCGCATCACGGTCGAGATCGAGGACTTGGAGTCGTGGGCGTGAACACCGACAGCTACTACCAACCCGACGAGCCGATCCGCGAGCACGAAACCTCCGCGCCGTGCGACCCGTGCGAAACCGACACCACCCACCTCGACCTCCTGTGGTCCTTCGGCGCCGCTACCCGCGAGTGCCTGGAGTGCGGCGAGATCACCGAACTGGAGGACGACGCATGAGAGCCCCCGGCTTCTATGACGACATCCCAGAGCGGGAGTACCACGCCGACCGCGACAGCCTGTCCGTCTCGGGCGCGAAGGTGCTGCTCAAGGCACCCGCGCTGTTCAAGTGGCAGCAGGATCACCCTGTCCACAAAGACGTGTTCGACGTGGGGTCAGCGGCTCACGCGCTCGTGCTTGGGGTCGGCGCACCGATTGAGGTCATCGACGCCCCCACCTGGCAGACCAAGGTCGCCAAAGAGGCGCGCGAGGCCGCGCGAGCTGAGGGCAAGACGCCGCTCCTGACCGCTGACTACCAGCGCGTGCAGGCAATGGCCGACGCCCTCTCGTCACACACCCTCGCCATGCGGCTGCTCAGTGAAGGTCGGCCCGAGGTCAGCGCCTACGCAGAGGACGAGGTGACCGGCGTCATGCGCCGCTGCCGCTTCGACTTCCTCGGACCCGCGCTCGTCACGGACTACAAGACGGCAGCCAGCGTCGACCCGCGCGACCTCGCCGGCAAGTACGGCGCCGTCAAGAAGTGGGGCTACGACTCCCAGGCCGCTTGGTACACCGACCTCGCTCGCGACCTGGGGCACCCCGCCCTCGCGTTCTCCTTCGTGTTCCAGATGAAAGAGCCCCCCTACCTCGTCACCGTCGCCACGTTGCGCGACGACGACCTGTGGGAAGCGCGCGACCGCAACCGCCACGCGCTCGAGATCTTCCGCGACTGCCGCGAGTCGGGCATCTGGCCCGGCTATCTGCCTGACGACACCGCGGCCGTCATCAGCCTTTCTGACCAGACCTATTCCGAGGAGCTTGTTGCATGACCGAGATCGAACTTCACCAGAACCCCGGCACCGACCTGAGTGCACAGATGTCCTACGCCCGCGCCGTGCAGACCGCCGCCATGCTCCCCGAGGCGTACCGCGGCAAGCCCGCCGACATCCTGCTCGCCGTAGGCCTCGGTCAGTCGATGGGCCTCTCGCCGGCCGAGTCGCTGTACCGGATCTCGGTCATCAAGGGCAAGCCGACCGCGAGCGCCGAGCTGATCGCCGCACAGGTCCGCAAGGCGGGGCACAAGCTCCGCGTCGTCACCGAGGGGACGTCGGTCAAGGCGACCATCGTCCGCGCCGACGACCCTGACTTCGAGCACACCGTCATCCGCGACATGGCATGGGCGCAGCGGATGGGCCTCGACAAGAACGACAACTACCGCAAGCAGCCCGAGACGATGCTGCAGTGGCGAGCCATATCCGCGGTCGCGCGGCTCGCCTGTCCCGAGGCCCTGTACGGCGTTCAGTACACGCCCGACGAGATGAGCGACTTCGGCGACGCACCCCAGCAGGCGACGGGCCTCGGTGCCGCTCTGGCCGCACAGAACGGCCCCCAGGAGGTCCGCGTCGAGCAGGTTCCGAACGCCGACCCCGAGACGGGCGAGATCGTCGCCGACGAGCCGCTGATCGGTGACCCAGCATGACCACCGCAGAGAACGACCTTGCCGAGCACTACCGCGCCGCACGCTTCGACCGCCGCGAGCTGCGTCGCGTGGGTGGCGTCTACTACGACGTTGACGATCTCCCCGACCGCGCCGACGTTGAGGACGAGCGTCATGTTTAGGCCCGAGCTCGACGACGGGTGCAAGACGTGTCGCACCTGCGCTGCGTGCCGCGAAACCCCGCCTATCCATCACTGCTGCTACTCCGTCCAGTGCGTGGAGACCGGCACCTACCACGCCTGCGCGTGCGACCACATGGGCGGTGCCGCGTGAGTGCCCCGAAGCGGATCCAGCGCAAGAGGACTCGCGGCTGGCGGATGCCTGAGGGTGCGGTCTATGTCGGGCGGCCGACGATCTTTGGCAATCCTTTCGAGGCATTCAAGACCGAGTGCTGCGGCTTCTGGGACGTTCGTGACGATAACGGCGTCACCTATCTCGTAGACCACGACGTGACACACCGCGATGGGTGCGCGCCTCACTGGGCCAAGTCCTACGCCACCCGTGAGGCGGTGCGCCTGTACGCCGACGAGTTGACCTATTGGTTCGGCGGGCGGATGAAGCACGACGTCCCGTTCCGTGAGGCCGTTGAATCCCTGCGCGGCAAGGACTTGGCCTGCTGGTGCCCGCTCGACCAGCCCTGCCACGCCGACGTGCTGTTGGAGGTGGCGAACCAGTGAACCACTTCCTGCGCAACCCGATCGGCGAGCTGATCTGCGCCGCCTGGATAGCCCTAGCCGAAGGCGCCGCATGGGTTAACACGCGGCTCGCTGACCGGCTCAACGACGACGAGGAGACACAGTGATCGACTTCCTTCCAACCCCTGCCGGATGGGCCAAAGACGCCGCCTGCACCCAGTCGGACCCCGACGCCTGGTTCCCAAGCACCGGAGAAGGCAACGCACGCGCAGCACAGGAAGCGACCCGGATCTGCCGCGACGTGTGCCCCGTGCGTGAGGAGTGCCTTGCCTCGGTTCTCGCGCTAGACGAGCTGCCCCGCTATGGAATCTGGGCAGGGTTCTCGGTGGCGCAGTTGCGGCAGTTGAAGGCACCCACACGCAAGCCCGGCCGACCTGCGCACCGTCCAGTCGGCCCCCGTGCGGCGTGCGGCACGTATGCGGGCTGGGCGGCCCACAGGACGCACAAGGATGCCGTCTGTGACCCCTGCAAGGCGGCGCGCATCGAGTATCAGCGGGCCTACCGCGCGGCTAAGGACGTGGCGTAATGAGTCACAACATCATCCGCAACCGCTTCAAGAAGTCCCCACTGCCACGCAACCACGAGATCGCCGAGGCACTGCGCAACGGCGACACCCTTGAATCACTCGCAGCCGAGCACGGCGTCGCAGCTCGGTCCATCGCCAAGCGCCTGCAGATCGCCGGATGGGATGCGGGCGGCAACGTGATCCCACCATGGCTGCTCACCCCACCTAGCGGCATCCACGTCTGCCGTCGCTGCGGTCGGGAGCGACAGGTCAAGAAGGCCGACACCGCCGAGATGTGCGGGGACTGCCGCAGCGTCGAGAAGGCCATCGCATGAAGCGGGCTCAGATTCTGGCTGACGTCCTCGCGCACCTTGAGGCTGAGCGATTCGCACCTGTCACACCGCGACCATCGCCCGAGCTGGAACCGATCATGCCCGCGCAGGCAGAGGCCAATCGGCAGGCGCTCGAGGACGCACTGAGTGGCGATCCCGTGGTGCTCGCATGGCTTGAGAGGGAGGCGTCGTGAACCGGCGAACAATACAAGCAGGGCTGGGCGTGTCCCCGGATTTGGCGAACGACACGCGGGACAATGGAGACACAAAGCGGCCCCCAGGCGGTGCGTCAACACCGTCGTTCCCAGGGGCCTCGCCGACTGATAAGGAGTCGACTGATGGCTAATAATGCCACCCCTGCGCCAGATGCGCAGCCACCACGCCCAGAGTGCTGCGCCGCGTGCCCCGGCACGCGCTACTGCGCACCCGCGCGCTGCTACTGCGGCCACGCCGAATGCCCCGCGTTTGAGTCCTACTACGACGTGCGCGCCATGCCGTTCCACGAGACGAAGGCTGAGAAGAAGCGCGCCGCGCAAAAGGCGAGCTGGGACAGCCGCGAGGGGGAGACGTGGATCGACAGCCTCTGAAACCACCGTTCGCCTACTACGGCGGCAAGACGACACTCGCGCCGGTCATTGCGGACCTTCTGCCGGCACATGCTCACTACGTCGAGCCGTTCGCCGGGTCATTGGCGGTCCTACTTGCCAAGCGGCCTGCGCCGATTGAGACAGTGAATGATCTCGACGGCGATCTGGTGACGTTCTGGCGCGTGCTCCGGGACAGCCCCGCCGACTTCGCGCGCGTAGCGGCATTGACACCTCATGCGCGCGCAGAGTTTGAGTTGGCGAAGGGCCTCGACGGTACGGACGACCTTGAGCGGGCCCGCCGTGTATGGGTGCGGCTAACACAGAGTCGGTCACTAAGCATGAAGCCCACCGGCTGGAAGCATGTGCGCAACTTTGCCGCACGAGGCACTTCACACTTGGATTACCTCGACGCCTACGTGGCTCGACTAGCGCCCGCGGCTGAGAGGCTACGGAGCGTCGCGCTTGAGTCTCGAGACGCGCTCGATGTGATCCGCGACTACGGCTCAGAGTCGACCGCCTGCCTGTACGTCGACCCTCCCTATCTGGGCAGCACGCGCGCGACCAACTACCGCGTCGAGATGTTAGACGACGGCGCTCACCGCACGTTCGCCGGACTACTGAATGACTGCAAGGCGTCGGTCGTGCTGTCCGGCTACGACTCGCCGCTGTACGCCGACCTGTTTGGCGACTGGCATCGCATGAACCTGCAAGGCGCGACAACGCTTTCCGGCGACACGGATCGCGTCGAGGTGCTGTGGAGTAACCGGCCGCTAGGTGAGCCCGACCTGTTCGGCGGTGCTGCCTGATGGGCTGGGTTCGCATCTCTGACGACTTCTACGACCACCCCAAGTTCGCCGACGTGACGCCGCTGAGCATCGCGTCGTGGATCACGGGCATGGCGTACTGCAACCGCAACCTGACGGACGGCTACATCCCAACCTCGGCAGCCCTGCGCCTGGTCGACTTCGACGGCTTGGCCTACACCGTGGCGACCGTTGGCGAGCTAGGTGGCGTCATGGAGGACGACTGCGCACCCCTCGCCATCCACGACCTTCTACGGGTCGGCCTATGGCATGAGGATGGGCACGACTGCCCGGACTGCCCACAGCCCGGAAGGCGCCGCTACTACGTCCACGACTACCTCGTTTATCAGCCATCCGCAGAGGAAATCAAAAAGACCCAGGAAGCCCGGAAAGAGGCCGGCAAGAAAGGCGCTTCGGCGCGCTGGGC